TACTGCCTGAAGGCTTAATTGAAAGCAGAATATATATGACAGGAACATTACGTTCATGGATGCACTTTGTAGAGCTTCGTGGAGGAAATGGAACTCAAAAAGAACATATGGAAATCGCACTTCAGTGTAAAAAAATATTAATGGAAAGTGGTGGGGATGTTTGGTCGAGCTAATTTATTAGATAATAATTATCTATCTTCTAGAGCTACGTGGAAAAATGCTTTTACGTTAGAAGAAGTGAATAAAATAAAAGAATTAAAAACGTCTAACAAATTTACTAGAGGCGTAGTAGATTTAGGAGATAGTTCTTTCGAAGAAAAAGACTCTGTACGTAAAAGCTCTATTTTTTTCTTTGAAAAATCTGATGAAACCTTTTGGATGTTTGATAAAATTAACAAATGCTGTGACAGGACAAATAAAGAGTTTTTCGGGTTTGATATATATGAAAGTTACAAAGCTCAGTATACTTCATATGATCATTCTACCTCAGATTTTTATAGATATCATTGGGATATTTTTGCGACTAAAACAGGGGAACATCCCCAGAGAAAATTGAGCGTGGTTCTTCAACTTTCTGAGCCAGAAAGTTATGAGGGAGGTTCACTTATGCTTAATGAAGGTGGCGTTGTATACGGCTCAGAAAAAACTATAGGAAGTTTGATATTTTTTCCTTCGTGGGTGGTACATGCTGTAGAACCCGTGACTAAAGGAATAAGAGAGAGTTTGGTTTTTTGGTTTGAAGGACCTAACTGGAGATAATTATGAAACGAATTAGAAATACAATATTTGGCTTACTACTTTTAGCCGGTATAGTATACGCAAATTACCATGGCAGCATGCTTTTGGTACAACACCCTGAAATGTATCAAGGAATACAATATTTATGAATGATAAGTGGAATGGCGAAGCTCGCGGAGTAGCAGAAGTAATGATCTCCAGGATTCGAACTTGGCATCGTGACAGAAACCTTATTGAAGGTAGTACCGATAAAGACCAGTGTTTGAAACTTCTACAGGAACTTGGCGAACTAAGCGATAGTATATGTAAAGGAAAAGACATTCGAGACGATATCGGAGATATGCTCGTTGTAATGATAAATATCATGGAACGAAATAATCTTGATATTAAAGAGTGTTTGGAAGTTGCTTGGGATGATATAAAAGATCGCAAGGGAAAGATGATTGATGGCATCTTTGTAAAGGAAGAGGATCTGTGGGACAACTTATAAAGGCGTTGCAAAGTGGCAAGGTTGATATAACGTTTGAAAGTTTAAACAGTGGAAGAGAGATTACAAAAACATATACACTAAACACTTTAGTAAAAATAAATGTAAGTACTCTTTCTGATAAACTAATAGCCTATGATATTGAAGGCAAAGAATGGGAAGACATTGAAAGGTCTACCATTAGAAAATGGAGTGTGTGTGAATAGAGAAAATGTGTTTGAAACTTTAAAGGTGGATGAAGGTGTCGAGTATAAAATATATAAAGACCATCTTGGGTATGATACTTTTGGTGTCGGTCATCTTGTTACTAAAGATGATCCAGAACACGGTCAACCCGTTGGTACACCGGTATCAGAAGAGCGAGTTTGGGAAGCGTTTGAAAAAGATTTGGATACGTCTATCGACGAATGTGAAGTTCTTTTTGGCCCGAAGTGGCACGACTTTCCAGGAGAAGTTCAAGAAATTGTGGTAAATATGATGTTCAATATGGGACGTCCACGGTTATCTCAGTTTAAGAACTTCTGCGCTGCACTAGAAGCTGGCGACTGGGCGAAGGCTGCCGTCGAAGGACGGGACTCTCGCTGGCATAAGCAAGTAACGAACCGAGCCGAAAGACTCATGGTACGCTTAGAAGAAGTGTAATGCCTTGGCTCATCTTAGCGTTTTTAATGGCAGCAGGAGGGGGTTTTGCGTACCATAAAGTCACTGTATCAGGGCTTGAAAACAAAGTTGTTCAGCTCGAAGCAAACAACAGAACCCTCAAAGAAAACCAAGTTCAGATGGAAATTGCAGTCAAGACTTCTCAAAAAGCACTCAAAGATGCAGAAGAGAATGCAAAAAAAGCAGAAGCAGCAATGTCCAACCTCACAGCAAGAAATAATGAGCTGAACAAAGAAAAGCAGAACTACCTTAAAGTATTTAAAGACCATAATCTTACTCGTCTTGCACGAGCAAAGCCTGGTCTAATTGAAAAAAGAATTAACGGCGGAACTGCAAAAGTATTTAGGGCACTAGAAAATGACACAAAAGAACTTATGGATGCTGATGACGACGAGCCTGCTACTTCAGGGTTGCCAGTGGCTCCCGAAGTTTCCGGAAGCTCCGATACCTCCGGAACCGAAAATAATAACAGTAACGGAGAAAGTACCTCTTCGGATCTACCAACCTCCTCTGCCGCAGGAAATTGATCTCTTAGACGTCAATTTTTTTGTCATTACGGAGGAGAACCTTGACGAGCAAGTGAAGATTATCGAGAAGATGCTTGATGGTCAGTTTGTAGTGTTTGCACTTACTCCAGACGGATATGAGAAGATGGCTGAAAACTTTCAAGAAGTGCGCCGGTACGTGCGCCAACAGAAGGAATTAATCTTGTACTATCGCGAAGCTACTACAGAGAGTGAAGGTACTACAGCAGAGGAGTGGTTAGAAAACAATGAGGGAAGTGATTAATCAAAGACTGGATAAACTTCAGCAGTTAATGGAGGCAAATCAACATCTTAAAACTCAAGAACTAGTATATGAACTTACTTTAGAGATTAGTAAGTTCTGGAGTGTTCTGAGTGAGGAAGACAGAGATTATGTTCAGTGTGCACAAGACGCAATAGAAGAAGGGAGAGAATGGAATGTCTAATAGCTGGGATATTCAAATTGGCGGAGACCACTACAAGAAATATAAGATTCAGCCAATGGACTATAGTATGCAGAACGGTTTAGATCCTTTACAACATACGATTATTAAGTATGTTACTCGATTTCGAGACAAGAATCAACCAGTAGAAGACTTGAGAAAAGCTCGCCACTGTATTGATATGCTAATTGATATTGAGATGAATTTAACTAAGGAAGACGAGGAATATTATCACAACGCTTTAACAGCGGCGAGTGAAAATAACTCTTGACAAACATTCCTTCAACTCTTATAATATTGTTTTTATTAAGGAGAATAGTATGTCTGTAAAATGGAAAAGAGATGAGAAAGTATTTAACAAAGCTACTAAAACTAAGAGCAAGAGAGTATTTCCAATTGCCGGAGTAAAAACTTCCGAGTTAGTAGAGCTTTGTACTAAGGACGACTCAGACTTACGTTCTGGGGAAAGAAAGTTGCGAGTAAAAGCACGCAAAGAATTAACAGTACGAGGAGTAGCTGTATGAAGAAAGAGGAAAGAGAAATGCTAATCAACGACTCTTTTAGCTCTTATTTGGAAGGTAAGTTAATGTACCATACAATGAACTATAAATTGTTGGTGGAAAGTCCTCAACCTATTCCTGAGCATACAGATTTTATGGCTGCACTGGAAGAAGAATTAAGTAAAGTAGCCCACTACCATGAACTTTTAGAAGTATTGGAGAATGTAGTATGAAGAATTGGAACTTTTCGTTAAGAGATGGAAATGACCATCTGAATATTGATTTTGAAACAAACTCAGTAGTAAGAATTCAAGAGAAACTAAATGCCTTTTTTCAGGCAGCTGGAGTACCTATGCCTTCGGAAGTCTCTATGGCAGAGGAACTTGAGTGCATGCTTACAGGTCTTCAAGACACCTATAAAGCAGTGTGTGACGATGGAAACGATCCTATCCGTGAGGATGAGCTAGGTGAACTTATGGACGCCTTAGAAAGAGTAATTGAGTATGTCGAGTCCGAACTATAGAGCTGTGCAAAAAGCGCAGACTGAGTTGAACGCAGACGGTAACGAAGACCGAGGACGCTACGGAGAGGATGAAAACCCCGCTGTAGCTCCTGGTCACCATAAACCTTCTGTAACTGAAGAAGAATGGATTGAAATTTTAAGAGCCTTAAATGAAACCTAACCACGACTTTATACAATTATCAGAAAATCTATATTCTGAAGACTTTTGTAACTCAATAATACAATTGTTTGAGTGGTCTAATAATGCGGGGGCCTCTCATAAAAGAGATAATGCCGCCCACGAGAAGAGCGATACAGCAGTTTTTGTAACTCCAGAACTGAGCACGACTTTAGGACTAAGCTTAGATAGACTTTCTGTTTATCAAGACCAATTCACAAGCGCTTTTTGGCCGGAGTATTATAAGTATTGTGATACTTATAGTATTTTATATGGTTGTGGCGCCCACACCGTTTTAACTTTAAAAATCCAAAAGACTACAATAGGAGAAGGGTATCACTCTTGGCATTTTGAGCAAGATTGTAGGGACAGAGCTGCCAGATTAGGAACGTGGATGGTGTATTTAAACGATGTAGAAGAGGGGGGAGAGACCGAGTTTTTGTATCAGCATAAAAGAATTAAACCTACAAGGGGGACTCTCTTAATATGGCCTGCAGGGTATACGCATACTCACAGAGGAAACCCTCCTATCAGTAATGATAAATACGTTATGACGGGATGGCTGGAGTTCACTAAATAATGAATACTAATATAATAGTTGTAGATGATTTTTACTCTAATCCTGATTCTGTCAGAGAGTACGCTAAAAACTTGAATTTTTCTATTGAAGGTAATTACCCTGGGAGAAGAACTGCTCCCGAGTCTAACTTGAAAGTATTAGAAAGTGTATTTAATACTTTTCAAAACCTTATACCCCCGATAATAAAACCGTGGGACTATAACAACTTGGGATATAACACCGCTTTCCAACTTACTTTAGAACAAGACGAGACTTGGATACACAGCGATGCAACAGATTGGGCTTGCGTGGTTTACTTAACACCGAACGCTCCGATTAACTCTGGAACGGCTTTTTACTCTTATGAAGGTAAAAGACAAAGTTTTAAAAAGGGGGGGAAAACTCCTAAGCCCTGGAGCAATTCATGGGTAAAAACGGATATAATATCCAATGTGTACAATAGAGCTGTAATATATAATGGTCTACTCTACCATAGAAGTGATCTGCCAGGTTTTGGAGATTCGGTATCTAATGGCAGGCTGTTTCAAACTTTTTTCTTTAATAACGCATAAATAATTCTTGACATTCTTGCTCTTCGCTTGTATAATATTATTTTTAATTGGGAGAGTTCTATGATTGTTCAAGGAAGTATAGGTTATACTTATTCAGGAAGACGACGAGTCGTCTCAAAGAGTAA